AGAAGATAAATTTAACCAAGTAGTAAGCGATATAAAACAAGAAATTGAAAAAATTAAAAAATGAAATACTTTACGTTAGATGAATTTGATTCACCTGACCACAAAGGTAGTGGTGTTAATATGGATAGTAACTTTCTTGAGTTGCTCAACAACGCACGTGAAATTGCAGGGATACCATTTAAGATCACAAGTGGATACAGAACATCTGAACATAACAAAAAAGTTGGAGGTGTGCAAAACTCATCACACCTTAACGGACTTGCAGCCGACATTGGTATTAAATCAGGAAGTAAACGATACATTGTTCTTAATGCCCTTATTAAAGCAGGATTTAAAAGGTTGGGAATCGCTAAAACCTTTATACATTGCGATACAGACGGATCAAAGCCAAACTCGGTATGGACATACTAATACGGTAGGTAGTACGCTATGGAAGAATTAATTACAGGTTATATTGCGTTTCGTTTATTAGAGTATTTAATAATAAAAAGTTTTGTCTGACAAGAAAAAATTTAAAGATACCCAAGTAGGTAAATTCTTACTTAACAAAATCCCGGATGTAGTTGGAGCCGTTGCCGGTAATACCGCCGTAGGGAGTGTTATACAAGCTATTATAGGAGGATCCGATATGTCCGACGCCGACAAAGAGATAGCTTTAAAAAAACTTGACTTAGAGAGAGCCGAAATAGACGGTACAACAAGGCGATGGGTAGCCGACGCAAGGAGCGGATCTTGGTTATCAAGTAATGTAAGACCTTTAACTTTAGTATTTCTAACCGTTAGTTACGTTATAGGTTGGTATTTAGGCTATCCTTTAGATTCTATTACCGGTCTTCTCTCGATCGTGATTGGAGGCTATTTTGGAAGCAGAGGTGTAGAGAAGGTATTTGGAAATAATAAACATCAATAAATGGCAAAGCAAATACTTATAAACTATAAAAAAGTTAAAGTTAAGAGAAAGGGAATACATAGTAAAAACAAACAATCTGCCTTAAAATCGTCAAAGAATTATACTAAGAAATATCGCGGTCAAGGTCGATAATGTTTATAATTCAAATACTTGAATAGTTGACTTTTAAAAAAAAACGAAGTAACTTTGGTGGGTAGTGGTAAACTAATTACTTTATTATTTTATATTTAATATAAGAAATTTATAAAAATTTTAATTTATATTATGAAAATAGACGACGAAATAAGGAAAATTACTAGCTATAAAACTTGGAGCGTTAAACGTAAAACGGATACCTTATTAGAAATGGACGCAATTAACTATACTAATCTAGGTACTGACTCAACTAAAACGGAAAAGAAAAACGTTAAAACTATTAGTAGAAAAATATATAGAGCTATATCTATTATTAATCCTTTAGACGGTTATATACTAGAGGCTCATATGAACGAAAAAGATCTTAGGAGTCTAGTAGATGCCCAAAACTAAAAAACCTTCAAGGAGTAAACTAGTAAAGAAACTCGATACGGTATTTAGTCAATGGGTAAGGTTAAGTAAAGCGGATAAAAACGGATATTGTACTTGCGTAACTTGTTCTAAGAAATTACATTGGAAAGAGATTCAAGCGGGACATTTTCAAAGTCGGAAACACTACAGTACTCGTTGGGACGAACTAAACGTTTTCCCGCAGTGCGTCGGTTGTAATGTATTTAAATACGGAGAGCAATATAAATATTCTCTTTTTTTAGGTAAAGAAGCCGCAGAAGTATTATATTTGAAAAGTAAAGAAATTGTAAAGTTCGCTAATAGCGATCTAGAAGATATGATAAAAGATTATAGTCAAAGACTAAAAAAGCTTACTTGATTTTTTTCTTGTAAATTTGTTCTTTGTTTGAGGGCGGCAGAAATGTCGCTCTTTTTTTTGTTAATTATTTTTTTACTATCTTTACAATATGGAACAATTTACAAAAGCAGAACTCTATGGCAAGGTACAAGAACTGCAATACGAAAACGAACAATTAAAGAATCAATTAATTTTAAATACAAAGATCAATGGCTAAGAAAGAAACAAATATAAACGAAAAACTATTTAACCTACAACAAGAGATAGGTACTATAAGCAAAGACGCGAGTAATCCGTTTTATAAATCTAAGTACTTCGATATAAATTCTTTAATAAAACAATTACAACCTTTATTAAAAAAGAATAAGCTTTTACTATTACAACCTATAGAGGAGGATATAGTAGTAAGTAAGATACTTTGTATTGAAGGAGGCGGAGGTATAGTAAGCGGTTTAAAGTTGCCTCCTATAACGGATCCACAAAAACTTGGAAGTTGTATCACTTACTACCGTAGATATACTTTAGCTAGTTTATTAGGTTTACAAGCTATAGACGACGACGCAAACGCTGCGAGCGGTAATATAAGCCCGACTATCGAAAAGCCTTGGTTAAATAAAGATACGTTGCAATTTACAAAAGCAATAGACTTTTTAAATCAAGGAGGGAATATTAAAGATATAGAAGCGAAGTATAAAATTAGTAAAGCAGTTAGAGATGAGTTATCTAAACTGTAAAATAAAAAAAGTATATTACAACTCAACTTATAATAACAAACCAATTAAAATAACTATATATGGAAATTACAGGAAATATCAAACTAATAACGGAAACGGAAACGGGAACCTCGAAAGCGGGGAAGGAATGGGCGAAACGTCAGATAGTAGTAACGACTAACGAAACGTATCCCCAAGATATCGCAATAGATTTTATGGGCGATAAAATAACACAAATTAATAATTTTGAAGTAGGTAACCCGGTAACGGTTTCTATTAATATTAGAGGTAACGAGTATAACGGGAAGTACTATAATAGTATAAGCGGTTGGAAGATAGCTAATACAATAGGTCAAGTTAATAATAACGATCAACAACCCGCTAGAGAGAAAGTAGAAGATTTACCTTTTTAATTTAATCGGGGGTTAATAGCCCCCTTTTTTTATATCTTTAATTAATGTTAAAAAAATTAAAACAAGGCGAAGCATACCCAGTAGATTTTTGGAACTATAATATAAACCCAATAACCGGATACTATATAGAACCTCAACGTAAAGAACAAAACGACAAAGTAGCGAGAAAATACCATAAACGATGATAGCGCATTCAAGAAAAATACAAGATAAAATATTAGATATAAAATACGGTAGGATAAAACAAGGTTTAAAACTTGATATACCCGAGATCGACGAACACTTAAGATATAAGCAGGGAAATTTTAATTTAATAATTGGGCACGCAAATTCGGGGAAAACCACCTTTTGTGTTTATTTATTTGTTCTTTGGGCGGTAAAGCATAACTTAAGGTTTTTAATATGGTCAAGCGAAAATACTCCTCAATCTATAGTAAGGAAAATAATAGAGTTTAAAATGGGCTTACCAATTACGGAAGCTTCGGACGAACAAATTAATAACTCTATTTCTTGGTGCGATAACCATTTTAAAGTAATAGACGTAGACGATCTATATACCTACAAACAATTAATTAACGAAGCTAAACAAATTAAAAGCGTTTGGAATTACGATTGTTTATTAATAGATCCTTATAATAGTTTATCTAAAGATCCAACGTTACAAAAGCTAGTAGGTAATTCGCACGACTACGATTATCAAGTAGCGAGTGAGTTTAGACTTTTAGCTAAGAAGCAAAATATAACGCTATATTTAAACGCGCACGGAGTAACAAGCGCTATGCGGTCAATACATACAAACGGAGAATATCAAGGATTACCTAAACCGTTGGGAATGGCGGACGTTGAAGGTGGTGGTAAATGGGGTAACCGCGCTGATGATATTTTATGTATACATCGTTATACAATGCACCCGACGGATTGGATGTATTCTAATATTAGCATACTCAAGGTAAAAGAAAACGAAAGCGGCGGCAGACCCACACCGTACGATAATCCTTTAAAAATTAAAATGAAAATTAATAACGTTGGGTTTGAGTTTTTAGGATCCGATTTATTAAAAGAAAAACCTATAGAAGAAAAAATACCGTTTTGATTATAATAATTTTTTTATTAATTGTTGCGTTGGTTTTTATAGTAATAGGACATATAAAGAAAGCTGAAATAATTATAAGTCCAATAAAAGGCTTTATGTTTGGTTTTTTATATCACAAAGAAGAATACATAGAAGAAGACGAGTACACTTTACAATGTTTGTTAGGAGTAATTAGTGTAAACGTAATATGGAAAAATCTGCCGAATGGCTAAAAATAGTAGCGAAGGATCATAAAAAATGGGTTAAGCTTGTTAAGGATTTAGGAGAGTATAGCTTCGCGGAGGATATAGTCCAAGAGGCTTATATTGTTTTATATAAATATACTAACGAGGAAAGTATAATTAAGAATGGGAAAGTATCTCAAGGATATATGTTTTATACTCTACGTTCGGTTTTGTTTCAATTTCATAACGCTAAAAAGAAATTTAAAAGACAAGATATAGACGATGAAGAATTTTTTAATAAAATACCCGATATTGATAATTTAGACGTTGAACAAGGATATAATAACTTTTGCCTTCTTTTAGATAAAAAGGTAGATACTTTTAATTGGTACGATAAGAAACTTTGGAAGCTATATTCTCAAACCGATATGTCAATAAGAAAGATAGCCTCCGAAACTAATATAAGTTGGGTAAGTATATTTAATAGCTTAAAAAATATTAAGAACGATCTAAGAGAAAACTTAAAAGAAGACTACGAGGACTGGAAAAATAGAGATTTTGAACGATTAAAATAGAAATAATGGAAAACTATAAAGGTGATAAAAGAAGTAAAGAATACCGACAATGGAAAAAAAACCTAGAACAATCTAGTAAAGGATTAGGCGATAAAGTCGAAAAGGTCTTTAAGGCGACAGGGATAGATAAGGCGGCTAAATTTATACTAGGAGAAGACTGCGGATGCGAAGAGCGTAAGAATACTTTAAATAAAATCTTTCCAAGTAAAAAGATTAATTGTTTAACTGAAGACGAGTATAATTATTTAGATACTTTCTTTAAACTAAAAACTTCTAAGGTTACTCCCGATCAACAAGCCGAATTAATATTAATATACAATAGAGTATTTAACGGTAAAGCCGTCGCGACAAGTTGCGGAAGTTGTTTTTTAAACGGAGTATACGATAAACTAAATAAAATATTTAACGAGTACAACGATTGAAAGAGAAGGAGCTTTTTGAATATCTAATAAAATGTTGTTACCCGGATCTAGTAAAAGCTAAAAAGCAAATGTCTAGGTGGGATTGTTATAGCCCGGATAAGAGCCATAGGATAGAATTAAAATGTAGGGGTAAGCATTACGATAGTTTACTTATTGAAAAAAAGAAGTTCGACGCTTTAATTTTAAAATGTAAAGAGAATTTAGATATACCTCTTTATATAAATTATACTCCTAAAGGCGTATATAAATTTAATTTGTATATTGTTAAACCAATTTGGGAAATACAATATCATAATAAAACTACTCAATTTAAAAATAATAGTAAGATACCAAAGGAGGTAGCAATGTTAGATATCAAAGACGCGGAAATATTATAGAATAATTTAAACAAAGAAACAATGAATAAAAAAATAAACAACCTTAAAGAAATTGAATACTATACTAACTTTAATCTAGTAGGAGAGTATATAGTAGAATCAAGAAAGTTAAAGCCGGAAAACAAAGCTTTAAACGATATGTACTACGCCTGGCAAGAAGTCGGCTTTTACGTTAATAACCTTATAGGTAACGAGAGACATTATAACGATTCCTTAAGCGAGTATAGAGGAGATAAGATAAGAGCGGTAGAACGATCAAGGAAAGCCGAAGAAAAAATAAAAAGCTTAGAGCAAGAGATAGAAAAGCTTAAGATAAGAATAGAAGTAGGTATTTAAATAATAAAACAAATGAGCGACTCAATAAAGAAATGGCACGAGATACAAGACGATAATAAATGGACTACCGATAGTACCGGGTACTCTTATAATAATATACCGAAGGATCCTATAGTAGAAAGCGTATTAAATAAGTATAAGACTAGATCAAGAGACGGTATTATAAAATACAATACTACTCTTTACGATAACCCGGACGGGTTTTATAAGTTTCTTACGCATCTTCAAGAAGAACTTATGGACGCTACCTTATATATAGAAAAGATAAAACAACAAAAAAGTTAATAAATTGTTTGTATGTTAAATTATTTGTTTATATTTGATTATTATTAACAAACAAATAACAAGATGAAAACAAAAACAAATACAGATTTTTTAGAATTATTAAGTAGAGAAGAGGTAAAACTTGAAGTCTTTGAATTTAAGTCTCATACTCTCGGAGAGCTATTAAAAGCTACAATTATAAGAAATACTATTAACGAAATAGTAAATGTTATATCAATTACAAGAAGAAACGATAGAGAACAGTTAGGATCTTGGGAGTTTCAAAACGCTAGTCACGACTTACATAGACAATTAGATTCTTTTTGGAGATAATAAAAATAGGGGGAGGAAACTCCCCTTTAAAAACATAGAACAATGACAAATATTATAGAAAAATTAATAGAATTATACGATCTCTCGTACGAAAGAGAAAACAACTTAATTATATCAAGTTTGATACACGATACAATTATAGAAATTGTAAAAGACGATTCAATAAAGGCGGAACAAGGTCGTCTAATATTTGATAGGTTATCTAAAATTAGAAGACGATCTCTTAGAAAAATAAAAGCTTAACTATGAAAGTATTTAAAGACTTAGGTTATTTCGTAGAGTATTGCGTAGATGGTAAGTTAATAGGTACGTTGCTTATTGATAACCCGGATAGAGAAGATATTGGTTATTATAGCCGGATAGACGCTATTGCTGATTCCGATATTAAATTACAAAGAAACAAAATAATAAAAAAAGGCACAAAGTATTACACAAGGTTGTATCCTTTATGCGGACAAAAAATATAAATATGATAACATTATTAAACGGAGAACATTGGGGCAAAGAAGAAATATTAACTCAAATGTATGATGACGAATTTTATTACGGTCATCTAGGTAAGCACGCTTTAAGTAGCTCAAGCCTTAAAACTATTCTTAAAAGTCCTAAAACTTATAGAAACGTAATTAAGTACGGAGATCCTAATTCGGGAAGTCCGGCGTTATCTTTAGGAAGGCTTGCCCATTGGATGCTACTCGAGCCTAAAAAAGTAGATAAGATAAATTGGGTAGACGCTTCGAGTAAGAATACTAAAATATACAAAGAAGCAAAAGAGAACGCTAAAGGTGCGGAAGTATTCTTAACAAAAGAAAGAAAAGATACCGAGAGAATAACCGACGCGGTATTAAGAAACGAAGCGGCTTTAAAATTACTTAATAATTCGGAGTTTGAAGTTCCCGAGATCGGATTACTTGAAGGATTACCATTTAGAGCAAAGGCGGATATTATGAAAGGCGATACGATTATAGATTATAAAACATCAAGCGATCTTAGAGGATTTAGGTACGCGGCTGATAAATACTGTTATGACCTACAAGCCTATTTATATTTAAGACTCTTTAATAAAAAGAAGTTTACTTTTTTAGTAGTAGATAAAGGTAGTACCGATATAGCAATCTTTGAAGCTAGCGAGGATTTTATCAATAAAGGAAAAGAGAAGTTTTATTCCGCCGTTGAGAATTATAAATATTTTTTCCAAGATAATAATGATATTGATCAATATGTAATGAGAGGTATATTATGAAACAAATAAATATATTTGGCGAAATAGAGCAAAGCGATCCTTTATTAAGAGATAAGTTTATAGAGCCACCTTTTAGCGTTTTAGATACAAAGCAAGGAAGCTGGCAAAGACGAAAAAAACAATGGAGAAAAATAGGAATAAAAAGCGAAGTAGGAAGAGATGTAGCTACATATAATATGGGAACTAAATCTTACAAAAACAAAGAAGAGTATTACGACAAGGAAAGTACTAAGCTTAATACATCTATATTTGATCCTGCTCTTTGCGAATTGCTATATAGTTGGTTTTGTATAAACGGAAAAGAAATATTAGATCCTTTTGCCGGCGGATCCGTTCGGGGAATAGTTGCTAACTACTTAGGTTATAAATATACCGGGATAGATATTAGGCAAGAGCAAATAGATTGCAATAGAGATCAAGCTATTGAAATTCTAGATATTGAAAATCAACCTATCTGGTACGTTGGGGATAGCGATAAAGTTCTAGATAGCTTTAATAAAGAGTTTGATTTTGTTTTTAGTTGCCCTCCTTACGCTTATCTCGAGGTATATAGCGATTTAGAAGGAGATATATCTAATATGTCCTACGCTAATTTTATGCAATCTTACGAGAGTATAATAGCTAAAAGCTGCAAACTATTAAAGAAAGGCGGTTACGCTTGTTTTGTAGTAGGAGAAGTAAGAGATAAAAAAGGAAACTATATAGGCTTTGTACCGGATACGATAAGAGCCTTTAAAAAATGTGGTATGGAGTTTTATAACGAAGCTATATTATTAAATGCTATTGCAAGTGCAAGTATGAGAGCAGAACGTAATATGAGAAATCAAAAGTTGACTAAAGTACATCAAAACGTATTAATTTTTAAAAAATAACAATGAAACAAATAAATATATTCGGAGAGATAGAAGAAAGAAATTGGTTCGATGATAATTTAAAACAAATTAAAATAGGACTAGAAGGAGAAAGCCAAATAAGAGCATTACTAAGTAAAAAGAATATAAGGTTTATGCAAGCCGACTTAATATTCAACTATAACAATCAATACTACTGCGCGGAGGTTAAAACACAAGAAAAGTATTTAGCTCCTCCGTTTGACGGTCACGGCTTACCAATGTGGCAAATAACCGCAAGGATAGAACTATTTAATAAGACCGGGATTATACCTTACCTATTTATTAGATGCTTAACCGATAACTTGGTATACCATCAAGACTTAAGAGAATTAATGCGAACCGAATATTATCAAACAAAAGGAAAATCCCCAAGAGTAATATTTAATCTAAGCGAATTTAAAAAAAGTAATATTGAGTGAACAACGATAAAATAAGAGACCATTATCTTTTAGCCTTAGTAGATATAGCAAACGGTAAAAATATAATGGAATTAGAGGAAGCTATCGACGACTACGAGGAGCTTGAAGAGTACGAGGCTTGCGCCGGTATTTTAAAAGCAATACACGAAAGCGGATATTTAACAATAAAAGATTTAATTAAAATAATAGATAAAAATGAATAAAGAAACAATACAAAAACTAGTAGAAGAATTTTACGAACTTGATATAACTCGAAATACTAGGAAAAGAAACTACGTTGAGGCTAGAGCAATGTATTATAAAATAGTAAGAGACAATACAAGATTAAGCCTAGAGGCTATAGGTAAAACCGTTAATAGAGACCACGCTAGCGTATTCTACGGAATTAAATCCTTAAGTAATTGGATTGATACCGATCGAACTATAAAAGCAAGATATAGATTACTTGTAGAGCAAGTAGAAGAGTTTAAGTCTATAGCTACGGATAGAAACTTAATTAAAGAAGTAGACCAAAAACTAGCTTTAGAGTTTAGTAGGTTGAATCATAGGCATAAAGAATTGTTAAACGAGAATATAGGACTCGCCTTAGAGTTGAAAAAATTAAAGGAGGAGCATAGTAAAAGAGAACAATTTTATACTAGATACGGGTTTATAAATTAACAATAACTTAAAAATCTTATTATATAATTGAATAAACAATCTATTTCAATATGGATAATCGAATAAATAACGGAGGAGCTAGAGAAGGAGCCGGAAGGAAACCTAAGTCCGAAGAGATAAAACTAGTAGAAAGATTAAGCCCTTTAGAGGACGATGCGCTTGCCGCTTTATCGGAAGGAGTTAAATCCGGGGATATCAAATGGGTAACTCTATATCTTAATTACTATTTAGGAAAGCCTAAAGAAACTAGAGATATTACTATCAACGAGGACTTACCTCTTTTTATTGATTAATGCGGGTTCAAAAAACCAAGGCATTAACGAAATTAAGAAGTTTAGATAATAGGATCAAGGTTGTAAGAGGCGGAACCTCCGCCGGGAAAACAATTTGTATCTTACTTATCCTAATCGATTACGCTATTAAAAACGAAGGAAAAGAGATAAGCGTAGTATCGGAAAGTATACCGCATCTCCGTAGAGGTAGTTTAAAGGACTTCTTATCGATCTTAAAGGGACTCAATAGGTACAAGGAAGATCAATTCAATAGGAGTACCTTAAAGTATACCTTTACAAACGGTAGCTATATAGAGTTCTTTTCTACTGATCAACCGGATAAGCTTCGCGGGGCAAGACGAACAGACCTCTATATTAATGAGTGTAATAACGTACCCTTCGACGCTTATAATCAATTATCGGTAAGAACCTCCGGAAATATATGGCTCGATTATAATCCTTCTAGTTTGTTTTGGGTAGACAAAGAGATTATAGGGCAACCCGATACGGACTATATAACCCTAACTTATAAAGATAACGAAGTACTTCCTCAATCGATAGTTGACGAAATAGAGAAAGCAAGAGAGAAAGGTAAGACCTCGACTTATTGGTTAAATTGGTGGAACGTCTATGGGCTCGGAAAAATAGGATCTCTCGAAGGTGTTTGTATCCCGGATTGGAAAGAGATAGATACAATACCTAACGAAGCTAGACTATTAGGATATGGCTTAGATTTCGGCTATTCGGTAGATCCGTCGACATTGATCGCTTTATACAAATGGAACGAAGCTTATATATACGACGAGGTTCTTTATAAGAAAGGAATGCTCAATAGAGATATAAGTAGATTCTTAAGTCAATTAGAGATTACCGAAACTATCGTGGCGGATTCCGCAGAGCCAAAGAGTATAGCCGAATTACAAGGATACGGGCATTCTATATACGGAGTAAGCAAAGGAAGAGATTCCGTAGTATACGGATTAAACCTAATAAACCAAAACGAGATATACGTTACCGCAAGAAGCAAGAACTTAAAAAGAGAACTAGGAGGCTACGTTTGGGCTAAAGATAAAGAAGGTAATACCTTACAAAAACCAACAGGGCTGCATCCGGATTGTATAGACGCCGCTCGATATATATTAACCGATCAATTAGAAAACCCTAATAAGGGAGAATATTATATTTATTAATTGTTTATTATTTGTTTATTAAATAAATAGTTGTATATTTACAAAGTAAAACAAAGTTTAACTAATACAAAGACAAATGAAAAATCTAATAAAAACAACAATAAATCTAAAAAAAGAAAAAGGCTTAACTTTAGCTATTGACTTTAGGACTAATGATGATAGTATTGGTCATATACAATTTAGTGAAAAGTCTTGGGGAAGTGATTGGGCAATATTTTTAAATAGTGCTTGTATTCACACTTCTAAAACTTTAGATTCTGCAATATCTAAATTAAGAAGATTAGGATTAGTAGAAAATAATTTTGAAATAAACGAAGCTGAATTATTTTAAACACAAGGGGGGGGCAACCCCCTTTTAACATAACACTAGGAGATACGCTGAATTAAAGAACCAACCGACAGTACAGGTGTAAGAGGGGTCAGCCATAATATAAACATCCTAGTGTTTTTTATTAACCAATAATTATATTATGAAAAACGAAATAGAGTATATAATGGTAAAACAATTAACTAAAAAAGAAAATAGAAAGAACCTTATTAAAATATTCGGCGGTGCTTTATTGTTTGGATTATTTGCAATAGCGTCAATGTATTTCTTTTTATTCTTTATCTTATGGGCGAATGAAATTACAGAAAAAGTTGCCGGATATTTTTGATATGAAAGAAGCTTGTTGGTACGAAGAAATATACGTCGTTCAAAAACCTATAAAAGTAGGAACTAAAAAAGGAGGATACGACGTTACTTTAAATATAGATTACAAAGGTAAGAATACGATCGAAGGAAACGAAACGTATAAACAAAACTCTAGAGAATTAGAAAACAAAATAGAAGAGGCTTATAAATACGCCTATAAAAGATTTATATTAGGAGAATAGTTTGGGCAGCTATAAATGTCTTTTTTCATTTGTTTGGGGAATTAGAGGAGCTTAACTAGGTTCCTCTTTTTCTATTTATACAAATAAGGTTTAATTTTATTATATATATATGAAAGTACAAATAACCGTTCCGGATAGTTTAAAAGATATTACTCTAGATCAATATCAAAGATTCGAGAAGATAAATACCGAAGAGAATAAAGATAGCTCCTTCTTACTACAAAAGATGATAGAGATATTTTGTAACCTCAACCTTAAAGACGTAGCTAATATAAAATATAATAGCGTTCAAGAAATAACGAATCATTTAAATAAAGTCTTTGAAGCTAAAACGGGATTAATAACTACTTTTAAATTAGGAGGTATTGAGTTCGGATTTATACCCGAGCTTGACGATATAACTCTAGGCGAATATATAGACCTAGATACTTATTTAGGCGAGTGGGATAATATGGACAAAGCGATGAGCGTCCTATATAGACCTATAACGAATAAGAATAAAAATAGATATATTATAGAGGAATATAAAGAAAGCGACAATACCGAACTTCTAAAAAGTATGCCTTTAGATATTGTAATGGGTTCCCTTGTTTTTTTTTGGAATTTAAACAAAGAGTTATTACAAACTACCCTGAGATATTTGAACAAAGAAGCGAAGAAAATGGATATGAAGCAACGGCTAACTTTGGAAGAAAATGGGGATGGTTATCCTCTATATACGGTCTCGCACAAAAGGATGTTACCAAATTTGACGATATCACAAAATTAAACGCACATAAATGTTTTCTATACTTAGCGTTTGAGAAAGAAAAGATAGAACTAGTAAGAAAACAAATAAAAAATAAATGAAAGGATTCTATAACTTAACGGATAAATTAAAAGATACTTTACTTGCGGAACCTTTTGTTAATACGGTAACCTTTGGAAGCTTAGACGATATAGATCTAAACAAACAAACTATATTTCCGTTGTCTCATATTACGGTAAACAATACAACCGTAGGAACTAATATATTAACGTTCAACGTTAGTATTCTATCAATGGATATAGTCGATATAAGCAAGGCGGAAACTACGGATATATTCGTAGGCAACGATAACGAGCAAGACGTTTTAAATACTCAACTAGGTTTATTAACTAGAGTTATAAATACCTTACAAAGAGGAGACTTATATACCGAACTATATCAAGTAGAAGGAGACGTAAGTTGTGAGCCTTTTGTAGATAGATTCGAGAACAAGCTCGCCGGTTGGGCAGCTACCTTTGACGTAATAATCGAAAACGATATGACGATATGCAACTAAACGAAGTAAATAAAACTCTTAATAAGTTCGGTAAGTACGTTGTATCTCAAGCGAGAGCGAATCTAACAAGAGGTAAAAAGAACTATACAAGAAACCTATACGAAAGTATTACCTATATACTAGAGGAGTCTAATATAAATCCACGTATATATTTCGATATGGACGATTACGGTATGTATCAAGATCAAGGAGTTAAAGGTAAAAATCCAAGACTTGTTAAGAACGGAAAACAAAAAGCTCCAAATAGTAAATTTAGTTTCAAGAATAAAATGCCTCCTCAAAAACCGTTATCGGAATGGGCTAAAAGTAAGAGTATAAGATTAAGAGATAGTAAAGGACAATTTAAAAAAGGAAGCTACCAAACAATAGGCTTTATATTACAAAAAAGAATATTTGCTCAAGGTATAAAACCAAGTCTATTTTTTACTAAACCTTTTGCTAAAGCATTTAAGAACTTACCTCCGGAATTAGGAAATAGTTTTGGTATAGATATAGAAAAAATATTAAGTTGATATGAGTACAAAGATAAACGTAAGAAGTCCCTTTTATATAAAGTATACAGAGCCTGCTTTACCTGCGGTTGCTCTAACCTCCGCGTTAATTAATTTACAAGGTTTCGAGGTCGATCAATTTGGAAATGTTGTTCTACCCGTAACCGATTACGGAACTATATTGTCTTATACGTCTACGGCAGGAGATTTTACGGACGGAAGATTTGCAACCGTTGGAAGCGCAACAAGTAGAACGGTTACATTTACAATTAGTATACCGCCAAATTTTAGTAACGCAGGCGATTCAACGATAGACGTAAACGCAACGGCAACCCAACCCCAATTCGTCTGTAGCGGTGGCGTAACTTTAAACGGATCAGTACCTAATCAATCTATAGATACCGACGGAGATACGGCTACGGTTAATCTAGCTTCTTACTTTACACAAGGTACCGATCCTATTAGTAGTTATTCAATAACAAATAATAACCTAGATTATTTTACCCATACTTTAACGGGAGCGTCTTTAACTATAATTGGAACAACTAGAGCCGGAACTAAAAAACTATATGTAGAAGCTAGCGACGGAGATGCGGCAACTTGTAACGCTACGCAGCCAATACAAATAACGACTACCGCGCAAGTAACCTACGCCTGTACCGACGCTTATTTCTTAGGAGGTTCTATATCGCAAGCAGGAGTAATTGTAAACCCTACTGTAAACGGAACTATAACCGCGATAAAAGATTCAAGCGGAGGAAGTACGATAACAAGCTATCCGGCGAATACAACAGGAAGCGATAGAAACGTAACTTTATTTTTTAATATAACAGTACCTACGGGATACTCCAATACATCGGCAACGGTAGAATGTTCTAAAACGTTTTCACAACCAACGGCGGCTCTTCCTCTTTTTACTTGTTCAATAGCTTCCTTAACAAATCAAGCAATTACCTCTTTCGGATCTATATCAAAAGGAATAGCAGACGTAGGAACTATCGCAGACTTTTCTCCTATTGGATTCGATTCGGTAACGGTAGATACTTCGAGAACGGTAACGTATTCAATAACTCCTCCGGCTAGCGGATACTCTAATAGCGGAGGATCTAATATTAGTTGTAATATAACAATGACTCAACCCGCAATACAACCAACTGCGGGTACTCATATTTGGTATACCGGAGGCGCAGGATATTCTTTTATGACAATAGCCCAAGCTGCATCGGCACAACCTTCTTTTAGTACGTTATTACAAAAACAAATATCGATAGAAGGTCAATTAGGGATACAAGGAATAGCAGATCCAAGAAAAAATATAATCCAAAAAGCAAACATTCCCTTAAAAATGGAATCAGCAACGCCAGAAAATTTAGTTAGTACTTATTCGTTTCTTGATAACGGAGCGTTACCGCCTAGATTATTTCAAACTCAATCGTCACAAGCGAGTCCATATAATCCAACCGGTGGGTACTATTGGAGAATAGATAGAGTTAGAGAATCCGGAGGATATATTTCCCCTGCTTTCCAATTAACAAGTTATTATATGAAATTAGAGACAACCGGATTAATAACGGAGGTTTGGTTTGTTGATTGGTATGCAAAAACATTTACTAAAATAGCTTAATATGGCATTCAAGACAACTCAATTACAAGTATATATTTACGAGGGTACTTCCGGATCTTATACGAGTACGGATTTAAAATATACTTTAGAAAATTCTTTAATAGGAAACGATACAAATGTAGTATTTGAAATATCTGAACTCGTAAGGGATTACTTAAATATAAGTTTTAATAACGATTATTCTTCTAAATGTATTTGGGTAACTACGGTAGCAACTTTATTAGACGAAAATAATAACGTATTTACATACGGTTCTCCAATTACGAATAATTATCTAGCGCTAGAAGGTTACGGTTATTTTGAAGATAGCGCAAATCCTCAACTCTCAACAAATGCTCTTATAACGTCTAATACTATTTACCTACCCGAAGGTACTACCGGAAAGCTTCCAATATTCGCAGAAGGCGTAGGTAAGTATATAATAGATTCTACTACAACGCAAGTAACGGATAGCGGTAATTCAAATCAAAAAATACAATATATAACAATACCCGCTAATAGTTCTAGTATTAAAGTATACGATACAGACGATACAACACTATTAAAAACTATAACAGTAAATAATATATGCGAACCAAAGTTTACGCCTTACAAAGTAACCTTTACAAATAAGTACGGAGCGTTTCAAGACTTGTACTTTTTTAAGAAAACAACAGAATCGTTTAACGTAACAGACGAAACGTTCAAAAGAAATACTATATCTAATAGTACGGCAACTTATAATAAGTACGCAGGACAACAAGAAAGATACAACTCTAACGCAACTAAAAGTATTTCTCTTAATACCGGCTTTATAAATGAAGATAGTAACTCTTCAATAGAAGAATTGTTTTTATCAGAAAACGTTTGGATAAGATACGGTAGTGATACATTACCTATAATACCTAAAAGTAAATCATTAACACTTAAAACTAGCTTAA